CACGCGCCGGGACCAGAGCCTCTTTCCCACGCCGCGCAGGCAGTACGTAAGGCGTATTACAGCACTGACGATTACCTAGCTGGTCCAGCACTTGCCGCCGCCCTGCGAGCTGCTGCGCCAATGATGGAGTGTGTGCAAGATCACCTAAAACTCCTCGCTATCGCCGACGAGCTGGAGGCATTGCCCAATGACTGACTTTCGCGCCAAACTACAGCGATTGGTGAAGGCGTATGACGAACATGGCGGGAAGTGGCCCGACCACCATGAACAGGCGCTTTTTCAAGCCGTTGAAGACGCCCGCGCCGCCCTGGCTGAGCAGCCGGTGTGGCCGATGGATAAGCTCGACCGGCTGATTGCTCTGGACCGAGACGACCCCGCCAACGACCTGCCGGTGCCTGCCAATGTCTAACCTTTCTCCCCAGCAACAAGAACTGTTGGAAAGATTTAAAGAATCCGACACTGTTTGTGCAAAAGCATATGCTATTTACAAACAAAGTTTTGACCCTGTTGGACTAAACTGGACAGCATACCGCCAAGCACATCATGCTTCTGTAAAAAGAATGTCTGACTGCATGAAAGCAAAATTCAATCCTTACGATTATTTCAAACCATGAACAACCAACACCCAATCACCCCACCACCAGATCTAACGGATAAATGGAACAACCTTCCATTGAGCACTCAAGAAATCTTTGTGATGGTTGCCCGCTGGGGCGCCGACCAGGAGTTGAATGCTTGTTGTGAGTGGTTGCAAGATCCCGATCTAAATGTGGACACTTACAAACTTCGCGCCGCCCGCCGCCAGGGCAAGGTGCAGCTGATCGATGCCACCAGCTGGTTCAAGCCGCTGAGCTTGAAGGAGCAGGCGCTTGAAGCGTTGGAAACGCTAAACCAAGCGTGGATTATGCCAAAGGAACTGGAAGCTGTAATCGCCATCCGTCGCGCACTGGAGGCATTGCCCAATGACTAACCTCTCCCCCACCGCTCAGGCAGTGTTGGATGCTTATAAAAACGCTCCAGACTTGACGCTTGACGGTGATCCTGACGAAGTAGAACGGCGCCTTGGTTTAGCCGCCGCCTTTCGCGCTGTATCAGAGCATGGCGAGTTCGTGATACTTGATGATTCGGGAAACGGAGATTTCGTGGTGAAGGTGGATTTCCTTCGCGCCATCGCCAAAGAACTGGAGGGTGCCTGATGGCTACGACAACGCTGCTAATCGGCACGGCCATTTACATGGGGTTGGGCATGGCTATAATCCCCGCGTGCATGTGGCTATCAAACAAAACCTGCAATGCCCTTGAAAGGAGATGGAACCATGACTAACTTCTTCCCCGCCGCGCAGGCCGTCAAAGACGCCGCTGTTGACGCTTACTGGCTATTCCACCCCGCCCAAGTTGCCGCCGCCCTTCGCGCTGCTGCAAGTCAACTGACAAGCGCAAAGGCGAGTAACAAGCTTCGTGCCATCGCCGACGAGCTGGCAGGGCACGCATAAAAAACACACAGCAAATCAGCGCTAAGCCGAACTGCTGCGTAAAACGTATTCTCAACCCTTGCTCGCCGTAACCCCGAGATCGCAGTCCTACCAGTCGCTCTGAGCGAGGCTGCTCCCTAACCAGCCTCTTCTTCCTCCTCGGTCATCCACTCATGGATCTCGCCCTCCCTGTGGGCACACCAGAAAGCCTGGTTCCGGTACCACTCGGACCAATCCGAGGCTCCCTTCCTCGAGTTGCAATCCAAGCAACAGGCCACGAGATTCCGAGGATGGGTCAATCCACCCTTAATCCTGGGCACCACGTGATCAAGCGTCGCGCACTTACCCAGCTCATCCCCGCAATAGGCGCAAGCAGCATCCCAGCGCCTAAGAATGGCCTGCCGGAATCGCTCCTTGGCAGTTTTTTTAGGCACGAGATTAGATCCATCGATCTGATGATCCACCGAGGACTAACAGCGCCTTAACTGCAGGGTATCGAGGACGCGTTACAAACAAAAATAATGATATATGGCTAAAAGCCTGTGCCCAAACTCGATCTTTCTGCATCGTTAATCGATCTTTCTGCACAACCACTCGATATATCTGCCACAGCACTCGATCTTTCTGCATCAAAACTCGATCTTTCTACACCATACAAAAAGATCGACAAAAGTCCATAAACTTGTACGTAAGGTCGCATTCCATAGTCGTCGTGTCCCAAACAACTTCCGAAGAATTCCGGAACGACGGAGCCCTAGTCAATGTTTTGACTGGAATGGGAATGTCTTCGAAGGATCGAACAGTCTTTACGGGTATTGCCACACCTTCTTTCCTTGGACAATCAGATCTTGAGGCTCTGTACTCCCACGGAATCCCCCGGCGTTACGTCGATGCCATCTCCGACGAGATCCTGAGGCACCACACCACCATCACCCTGGGTGGGGATGAAGATCCCAATGCCAACGACACCATCTCGGCATTTGAAGAATTCCTTAAGGACAGCCAGTTCCACCAGGCCCTAGCCGAAGTCATCAAGCTGCAGCGTCTGTACGGGGGAGCCGGCCTGGTCCTCCTCATCGACGACGGAGTGGAAGATCCAGCCGAGCCTGTTAATACAAACAACATCCGCGGCATCAACGGGTACATCCCTCTCTCCCGTTGGGAACTGCTCCCTGAGGACTTCACGATCACGGACTGGTCTAAGCCCACCCATTACCGGATCACCACCAGCCAAAAGATCACAGACGACCAGAGAGCCGCCTACGTCAACGTTCGGATCCACCACACCCGGGTGGCCCGCTTCGATGGCATGTACCTGCCCTGGCGTGTCCGAGTACGGAACACCGGCTGGGGTCAGTCCGTCCTCCAGCTGATTTGGGAGTCGTACAAGCGCTACGAGTCCGCCATGGCCGGCCTCGAGAGCATGACCTCCGATGCGGACCTCTTTGTTCACAAGATGCCGGGACTGTTCCAACGGATTGCTGCAGGAAACGAAAGCGACCTGCGCAAGCGCCTCGAGGCCAACAACCTGAGCCGCTCGGTCTACGGCGGCATGGTGGTCGATAAGGAAGAGGAAGTGGAGTTCCTCAACAGAGCCCTCGCCAACATTGCCAACGCCACCGATCCCTTCGTCAAGGATCTGCAGGCAGCCACCGGCTGGCCCGCCTCGATCTTGATGGGTGATTCCCCTGGTGGTCTGGGCAAGGAAGGCCGCTTCGAAGAACGGGTCTGGGCTTCCCTGGTCGAGCAATGGCAGGAGGTCTACTGCCGCACCCCGATCACGGAGATCTTCACCTACATCCTGGCCAGCAAGCAGGGCCCCACCCGAGGACGCATCCCGCCCTCCTGGGCGACCAGCTTCACCAGCGTGTTCACGCAGACGGATGAGGAGAAAGCCGCCTTACGTCTCCAAATAGCGCAGGTGGATTCCCAGTACATCAATCTCGGGGTGCTCAATGCCCTCGAGGTGCGTGAAGCCCGCTTTGGTGGCACCGAATACTCGATCGAGACAACGCTAAACCAAGCAGTCACTGACCAGCTGATCGCCAGTGCTGATGCCCAGTTCCAAACCCAGATGATGGGTTACCAAGCCCAGCAGGAGGCAGCCCTAAATCCTCCGGAACAGGCTGGTGTACTCCCACCAGGCGAGACCACTGAAGAAGAGCAACCCCAGCCTGAAGAGAAGACCAAGCAGGACAACTTCGATTCCTACGAAGCCCAGGGCCTGCGCATCCGTGTTTCGCACGTAGTCGGTGACCTCAAAGCTGGGTATCTGGTAGGTCCTGATGGCCAACGCACCGATACCAGTGCCAACGCACCCTTGATGGTGTTTGGTCCCCACCGAGCTCGGAGCTACAAGCTCTACCGCGCTCATTTCGTCTGTGACGGAGCCTTGCTTGATGGCCCCTATGCCACAGGCTTCGCCTCACTCAAAGCAGCCAAAGCCGGGATTGCAACTTTCTTCCCTCGACAGAATGTGGCAGGACTGTCCCCTGTTCCCGAGGGCGAAGTTGAAGCTCTCCGTGCCGCCTGGGAGGTGTACTAATGGACAACCAACAGCAAGACACCACCAGAGCAGCCGCTTACCTTGCAGCTAAAGAGCGCCTGGACCTGCGGGGTGCCAAGTCCACCCGCACGGGCAAGACCCGTAACACCATCAACTGCACAGCAGGCAACAAGCGTTGCGGAAACCGGTGCATCCCTAACAACTGGGACTGCCGGCTTGAGGGAAAAGGAACCAATTCCGATCTAAGTGCCCACTCTCAGGATTTGCTTGCGGGTACCGCCAAGCTGCAGCGAGGCTCGAGGGATCTGATCAAAGGTCTCAGCACAGCAAACCCAGAGCTGATTAACCGAGGACGTAACTCGTTAGTACTAGGGGCTGTCAAAATTGCTCCAGGTGACAAGCTCGACAAGAAAAAGCAACTCAAACAGGACATTCTTCGCAACACACGTCCTGTAGTTACGGTTCTAACCCTAGGTGTCTTGGGCCTAGCTGCTCACCGGGGGCTAAAGAAAACTTGGCCTGGCTACGCCAATGGAATGGGCCGCAAATTAGATGACGCTGTCAAGCATGGGTACAACAGTGTCCTAGACCGCACACCCATTGTTGGGGCTAGGCGGGCAGCCATCCGAGCCACTGGCTTTGGTGCGGTTCAACAAGGTAGCAGGCAACTCCTAAAGGGCAACGAACTAGCCCGCAAGACCAGTGCAATGGCTAATAGCAATCCACTGAAGCCTGGGCTTGCAGCAACAGTGGGCATCAGTGCTGACACCAGGGGTTCGTCATTGATAAACAAGTACGACGAAATGGTTAGGGGTGCCAAGGGATCAGTCAATAGAGATACATGGATACAAAAGGGACGTCAGCTTGTCTACGATGCAAAAGACAAGAAGGGCAATAGTGTTTACTCAACAGATGCAAGTGCTTATTTATTGACAAAACAATTCGGGCTTGACCCCAGGGGCATGATCGGAGATCGAGTCCGCTCAAGCTACACAACTACAGCACGCAGAGAGATTCTACAGATAAGACTGGGGAATCATTTCAACGAGCTATCAACAGCTATGAGACGGGACATGGAAGTCCGCGGCATGGATGTCAAACAGTACACCGAAAGCGTGCTGAAGCCTCAAATTGCAACCTCCACAATGTGGATACCCGTTGCCGGTGACCGCAAAGCAGCGTCTCAACAGTCGGAGCAATTCCTAACAAGACTAATCACCAAAAATACAATTTCAGACCACAAAGACCACGCCAATGAAATCATTAAAAAGACGGAAACTCATTTCAACACAGTATTTAACGACCTTTCTCTGAACTTAAATCGTAATGCGGCCAGTTCTGAGTCTCCAGCGGATGAAGCAACACTGGGATTTGCTCGTTTTCTGTCTACAAACTCACGCGGACCTGCCGTACGAGTCGTTAACAACGAACATGCAGACCTTTACCTCGAGGGCGTTTTTCGCCGACGAGTTAATGGACAAAACGATCCAATCGTTATCTCACGTCCGACTGCCGTTCGTGTAGCAAAAGCAGTAGCAGGCCACGCTACGAATCCAACTCCAGAACAGGCACTTCAAATTCTTAAGGTTCAAGGTGGTATCAACGCAACTTATGCCGCATCGACTGGCCGTGTTCGCGTCCAGCAAAGCCTGACGGAAAGAGCACGCCAGCTGATGGCAACCGGAAACCTGAGCTACGAAGCTGCCCTCCGTCAGGCACGCAAAGAGGCCACTGCTCGCGGTGATTCCGACGACAGCGGAATTCCCCCACGGGTTGAAGCTTACCTTGAAGCTCGCACCGATCTCAAGGAGAACCCCCGCCTGGGAAAGACCTGTGGGGAGTCCCATATCCCCAAATCGCATAAGTGCACGAAGGGGATAGGTGCTTCTACGCAGAGTGCGGTCTCCAAGCATCAAGCTGCAAAGATCGCCGCCATTTCGGGTGGTGTCCTTCTGGCAGGTGCTCTCCTCACCGGCCTCGGTGTCAACCAGGCCAAGGTAAACAGATACCGATCGAACGTAAGTGAGTCCGCCATCAAGGCCGAAGTTCTTGCCAAAACAATGATGGACGAGATGCGTCAATCCGCGGCTCAGCGTCTAGGCAAAGACGTCAAAGACGTCACCGGCTTTGAGGCGTCAGTCTACAACTTCAAGGACTCAGGACATGACCGCGGCTTTGGTAGCAACGACAAGGCCCCGGCCTACTTTGGCCAAACCCCGAACAGCCGAGGTGGCGTCGTGATGCTCAGCTACGCCGACGACAACCGATTTACCCGCCAGGGTCAGGGCAGCTACAAGATGGCCAAAGGTGGAGCCTTTCAAGAGATCTGGGGTGAGCACGATGTCCTGCCCTTTGCTAACAGTATTTCGCAGCCAAGCCGGCGCAGCCCAGACGACATGACCATGCAAGCCCGAGAACGGGTGGTCAAGGCTGCTGGACCGTTAGGAGGTGCAGTCAAGGGAGCTGTTAATACGAAAGAAGCTTTCTCAAACTTTGATTACTTAAGCGAAAATATCAACCGCCGGGGTCACAATCCGGATGCAATTAGGGCGGCTGCCTTTGTCGTGGCCCAACGCCGCCTCACCGGCAAGCCAATCAACTTGATGTCGTATAGCAACGGTGGAAACGTTGCCAGCGAGACCCTGGCCATCCTAAAAGACATGGGCTATAGGGACGTCAAAGTAATCAATATCGCTGGTCCCACCTTCGGTGTTTTCTCCCATAGTCGTGACCAGATGCGGACTTGGGTTAGCCGGGGCGACGAGTTCTGGTCGATGGGACGCAGTGCTGCATTTCAGGGTAGCAACATCCAGTTCCTCCGCAACTCCAACATTCCTCACGGACTAACGGCCAAAACCGATCCCAACAATCGCGAGAACGGGGCCAATTGGAAGGCCAACTTCAAGGCAAAAAACAGCTACTTACTGGACGAGCAGCTGCAACGGGAGGCCCACCAGTTCCTGACCGTGGACAACCGCCGTTCTAGAGAGCTTGCTGATGAATTCATCTGGCGTTCAGCAGAGCGCAAGCCATTTGAGGGTGACCTAGACACGCTGTTGGGTGCGCGTGCCACCTCCGTTGCTGCCACCTACCGTCAAAAGCGTAAGGCCAACCTCGAAGCCGCCGACAATTGGCTACGCGACGAGCTTGAGAAAAGCATGATTGACAAGTGGTACGGAGGCTACAACGCCAAGACTGTGAAGAACCGCCAGAAAGAAATACAGCGAGACCTTCAAGAGCAAATCCATGGTAAAAAAAGCGCCGCGTAGTGGAGCTAATTGAGCAGTACAACCAGATCCTCCGCACCACCGAGGACGGAACCATGCGGCGGCTCAACCGCGTCCTCGATCAGTCCTTCAACCACATCGTGCGCCGCACGCGCATCCAAATGAAGGCTGGGTACAGCGATGCCCAGCAACGCAACCTGGCCCTGCTTCAAGAATTCCGGAATCTCGTCCCTGCCTACCGCCCGGACCGGGTCGATGCCTATGACCGGCTGCTTCGCACCTTGTTAGGAGACGCAAGCCGCTCGGGCCTCGATGTGGCCAGCCAACTGACCGAGCAAATGACCCCGGGCAAGCCCCGGATCGACGTATCCATCCCCCTGGATGCCACGGTCTCCGCCGCCGCCCAAGCCAAGGGCTACCTGCGCAAACACGGTGAGACCTTCGCCACCAAAGCAGCTGAGGTCGTAGCCAAAGGCATTGCCGAAGGTCGTGCCACCGACTCAATGGTCCAGGACATGCGCCTACGCCTGGGTGTGGTCAAGTCCAGAGCCGATGTCATCGTCCGCACCGAAACCCTGCGGGCCTACAACGACGCCTCGAACAACTACTACGCCAACCAGGGCATCGATCTGGTGATGTAC